GCGCGATAGAGATTGATAAGTTTCCTTATGGACCTCAAGGTACGGCTATGCAACCTTATAAGATGCAGTTCTCAGCATCCAATGTCCATGAATCTTTTGATGTATGGACTGATCCTTCGGGTACCACAGAGGAATACACTCGCACCAACTACTTACTGTCAAGTTTTGAAAGAAATAGAAGAGTAGACCCGATAAGAAAGGTATGGGATTTCATAGGGGATGTATGTAGTTATTATGATACCGCGATTACGAGATTGTGGGGCTCTTTAAATCCTCCGTATACACAATACCCCCCTCCGTTCCCTGTTGGGGCTCAGTACGGTCTTCCACTATTTGATGTTTGGAGATCTCTTAATATATTTGAGTTCCATGAATTCTTATTTTCCTTTAGAGATGATTTATTCCAACAGTTAACTGCCGATTATGCTCCACCATATGAGCGGCGACAGTTCTTTGACCTTAGATTATTTTATATGCCTAATAATGCCCAGGAAAAGACTTACCTACATAATTATGTGCCAGGGGCTCCAACGTGGAATATTCCAATCGCATCAACTTTTGAGTATAGTGGTACTGTAGCAAACCCAAGAAATGCGTCTGGTATAGATTTTATAGAGAGTGCGCTATATATGGATAAAGCTAAGGAAAGGGATTGCTGATGGCGATAAGAACTATATCAACAGGTGCTGACCTTAACTCGCACGGCGGAGGGGCTTTAATTCCCAGTCAGATTAAAGTAAATTGTAGAGGTATTCCCATTATTCTTTTTGGGGATTTGTCGCTTCCTGATGCCAACTGCGTGACGAGCCCGATTGATTGCGCTCCTGAAGTTATAACCGCTTCTTTGAAGGTTTTTACACGAGGCATAGGAGTCCACAGAAGAGGAGATAAAAGGGCGTGTGGTGCCCTTACAATAGTAAACCCAGCAGGAAATATTAAAGTTTATGCAGGATAAATAAAAAAATTTACAATACTTTAATAGTATGGTAAATAATAGTAGTGATAATTATAAATATGGCATTTGCCCATATAACTTTGGAGACTAAGATGAGTTCAAATAATAATTTAGTTAGTGATGATTTTGTTAATGCATTGCTAGAGAGTAGCGTATGGGGTAGAACGGGTGTTAATGTTGGTTCTATTGATGAAGCCACAGAGATTACGGAAGAAGCAGGTCCTAGCGCAAGGGATCTAGCTATTAAGCTCTTAGAGGGGCTTGATAGAGAGGTTATACTTGAGTTCGTTTCCCTTCTTCATTCTTCGATTTTAGAGGAAGCTAGTGAAGGCAAAGAGGAAGAGGAAACCGAAGAGGGCGAAGAAGAAGCTGAAGAGGAGTAAGTAATCATCATGAATGAGGATTATGATATTTCACAAGTTCAGGTTCCCGATTCTTTCATTAATCAAATTTTAGAAACTACTTCTCCCATGGAGAAAGAGGTAGAAGAAACGAGTATCCATGAAAGTATACCTGCTGCTCCTATTCCCGCCCCTGTATCTAATGATGGAAAAATTGTAGAACTTCTAACCTTGATGTTTGAAGAATTTGACAAGATTAATTCTCGTTTCGATTCTCTTCAAGAGAAGATTGATGAGATGACAACGGTTGGTGCTATAGGTGTAGGACCCGCGAAGGCTCAAAGAACCCGAAAACCAGAGCCCAAGAAGGATCCCTTAACGGCTCTTTTAGCAAAAAAACTTAAGCTTTAGGTAGTAATATAAAATGTTTATTGATCTCTTAAAAGAAATAAATGAGGGCCGAGCTGAATCAGGGATGGGCTCTAAAAAGGGAAGAGAGAAGTACACATCAAAAGGTTCCAAAAAAGGTTCTGTCCAAGCTAAGAAATCCCGTGTTAGAATATTTGATACTATCGAGGCTGCATTAAATAGTGGGGCTTCCTATGGTACTATCTTCTCTACCAAAGGTGCTGATCGTTTGTATGTTATTTCTAAACCTGATTGGGGTGCAAAAAGTACCGCAGGGGGAAATACTAAGATCGCTAAGGGTTTCACTCCTGGATCCTCTACTCCTGGATCTTCTTGGCCTAGTATAAAAGCTCATTCCGTTAGAACTGCTATAAAGCATGGAGCTAAAAAATCTAAAACACTTTCTAAGAAGTATGGCGCAGGAAGAAAGAAAGAAGAAGGACAAACTAAGGCTACTGTGGGAGAGAGCTACCAACCTATCTCTGAATGGGACTTGTTCGTAGAAAAAGTTGCATTTTTAAAAGAAAAGTTAGATGAGTTAGCTGACGCGCCGTTTGGCACTGGAATCCATACTGCTGCTGAAAAAAAGAAGATAGCTGATAAGAAAGCCCGAAGCTATGGAGACAAAACACCAGACGATTTTGGCGCAGGATTAGACACAGATGACGACGAGAAGCCCGAGCGGGAGGATAAAAGGAGCGAACTCCAAAAGAAAATCGACGCGGGTGGATCGACTTTGGACGCTGCCAAAGCTATATGGAAAAAGAAGGACGATGCTGCCCTCGCCAAAAAGAGTGCAGGGGAGGAAGCGGAAGCTAGAAGCTTTGGCGCATGGACTGGGCCAGCGCAGAAAGCCGCAGCACTTAGGATGGGAAAAAAGGCCGCTGAAGTAGGAGGAAAGGGAGTAGGACTCGCAGCTAAAGGAGTAGTAGGAACAGCCAAATTAGGAGCAAAGGGAACAAAACTCGCAGCCAAAGGAGCAGTAAAGACAACAGGACTCGCAGCCAAAGGAGCATTAAAGACAACAGCAGCAGCCACCAAAGTAGCATCTACAGGAGTTACGACAGCAAGCAACCTAGCAGGATCTGCGGGTAGAAAAGCCCTTAGGACGAAGATTCATGGGACTTAAATCTCTTGTAGAGCAAAAATCCTATATTGATACTTTTTTGAATGAGAATTCTAATTATAAAGGTAAAGATTTAACCAATGAAGACCTTGAAATCCTTAGAGAAAAGGTAGAATCTTTACATGAAATTCTACCCGCTATAGGAGCAGGGATAGCAGCAGTGGGTAGAGTTGGGTTGACCGCTGCACAGATGGCAGCTAGAACCGCCGCAACAGCAGCAAAGACTGTAGGTAAAACAGCAGCAAAGACTGTAGGTAAAACAGCAGCAAAGGCAGTAAAAGCGGGAGGGTCCACTGTTTTGGCAGGAGCTAAAAAGGTAGGAAAGGTTGTTGTAGGTAAAGCAAAAGAGAAGGCAATAGATATAGGGAAAGATAGAGTAAAAACAGCTCTAACCCCTAGAGATGATGATAATTTAGAAGAAAGAAAGAAGGCTCTACAAGGAAGCAAAAAGCTCTCCGAGATCCTTCCCCTCTTAACTCTAATTAAGAGGATCTTATTAAAAGAAAAAAGAAATGGGACAGTTTAATGTTACTAACAGATACTAACTTATTAGAGAATGTTCAGATTATCAGCGAATCTAAGTCCACGGGCGTTATGTGCATCCGTGGCAGATTTCAGATGGCAGAGTCCGCTAATAACAACAAAAGAGTTTACAGTAAAGAGATATTAGAGCGTGAGGCTGAGAGATTAGCAGAAGCTTATAAGGGTAGAAGACTCATGGGAGAATTAGATCACCCAACCCACGACCATGTAAGCCTTCAGAATGTCTCTCACTTAGTTACTAATTTAAAGATGAACGGGAATGAGATGATAGGGGAGGCAGAACTCCTTAATACGCCAGCAGGACAGACTGCACAGGCTCTTTTAAGGGGAGGTGTTATGCTTGGTATATCTTCTCGCGGAATGGGTACTCTAACGGAAGACGTAGAAGGGTATAAGCACGTAAATGAGGATTTCAAACTTCTAACTTTTGATTTAGTAGCTGATCCATCTACAAAGGGTGCCTTTCCAGGTCTTGTTAAAGAATCAGTAGACTCAGAGTTTATTCAAAAAACTGTTAATGAGACTATGGGAAGAGCAAAATCAGAGAAGATATTTATAACTTTATTGAAAGATAAATTGAATAAGATAAGGTAAAATTAATACTTAGGGTAATAAAACCTTTAAATGTAGGGAATAAACAACAATATTTAAATTTTTTTAAACTTTAATTTTTAAATATGATAAATAATTATAGGAGATAGTTTACATGAGTGATAAGCAATCTAAAAAGATGGAAAATCTTGCAGAGCTTCTTCCAGAAGGTCTTACAGAACATGCAGTCGATGAGATAGCAAAGTTGGTAGACTCAGTGATTACAGAACGAGTTGATAGTGAGGTCAATGGACTCATCACAAAGGTCAATGGATTCCTTCGTATGAAGGTTGATGAAATCAAGGAATATGCTTTAAAGGAACTTGAGCAAGATGAAGAGTTCGTCCGAAATGGTCACGTTTTTGAGAGTATGAAAACAATGATGTCTGTTGAGTTAGATCAACATGACAAAGAATCAGCGATTTCTGGTCTTGTAGATGTGAATGAAGAGTCTCAGGAAAATATTTCTAGTCTTACTAAGGAAGTTGAAAAGTTAATGGAAGACAATGAGAAGCTTGTCTCCATAGCAGAAGCTTTCAGAGATAAGATTAATATTCTTGAGAATACAAATACAGAGCTAGTGGAAGAAACGGAAAGACTCACTGAGTCTCAGTCGCTCCCATTTGAATCCTCTGAAAAAGCAGTAATGGTCTCCAACTCGGAAGTTGGAGACTCATCTGTTAATGAAGGAATTCACAATGAATTTCTTACGCCTGAAGTAATGCGGTTTATGCCCATTGCTGAGTAGATACCTTAATGGAGTTTTTATATGATTTCTAATTATGATCCAAGTATGGAGGACCGTTGGAGTCCTGTACTTGAGGGTATAGACGATGACTACAAGCGTAAGGTATGTGCAGTTCTTCTGGAAAACCAGGCTAAAGCCATCGTGAGTGAGCGTGTGGACGAAGTTGTTGGTACTGATTCACCTACTACAGTGGGTAAGCTCGGTACATTCCAGAAGTTCGCATTTCCACTCGTCCGTCGCGTCTATCCGCAGCTTCTTGCTAATAACCTTGTTGGCGTTCAGCCTATGCAAGGTCCAGTGTCCCAGATTTTCTATCTGGGTCATGACCGACACTATGGCACTCCAACAGGAGGTCGAAACCAAACAGTGTTCAGTCGTTACAACCTAACGTATGCTAACCTTACAACCTGTGCTATTGACACTGGAGTTGATGCAGGATCGCCTGAAGCTAGAGAGGCTTTTGATACTTTTAGTGCTGCTAATGCGGCGTTGTCTTCGCTTGGTTTAGAGAACAACATGGGTACTTGTGCTGATTCATGGAATTCTCCAGCGAGTCCAAGCTCTACGATGGGTGGTAAAATCGCCTCCTTCCCTGTTGCAGCGACTATCCTCGGATATTCCGTTAGTGCAGGTGAAGCTCTTACCTCTACTGGTATTCCAGAGCTTAACATGCACATTGATCAGCAGCCAGTTGTTGCTCGTACTCGTAAGATGCGGGCACTTTGGACTCTTGAGGCTGCTCAAGACCTTCGTGCGTATCACAACCTTGATCTTGAGGGAGAGCTTACTAGCCTTCTCTCAAAGGAAATTGCTCTTGAGATTGACCGTGAGATTATTGAAGATCTTCGTATGATTGCGTATGATCCTAATGGTCACACTGGTTGGAATGTCGGATCCCTTACTGGTGGTGGAAACGCTAATAATTTCCAGGCGCAGGGGCCGAATCATCCCACAGCGAACGCTGGCTCGGTAAATACTACAGAGTTTACTCCTTCCGCATTCTTGTATGATTTTGCTAATGCGTACGCAGGTGTAGGGGATGGTCCTGATGTAGGTACTAACTCTAACGTGTGGCTCGTTGATCTCTCAAGGACTGACAGTCAGTTTGGTGCGGCACCACAGCATGTCGGCCACGTATATGCTAATCTGCTTTCGATAATTAACTTCGCTTCGCAGGATATCTACAGAACTACATTCCGTGGTCCTGGTAACTGGCTTATTACATCACCTCTGATTGCTTCCATGCTGGAATCGGCAGCGAAGCTTGAAGGTGGTATTGCTCCTGGTGATGGTCCAACTAATATCGGACGTAATCAAATTTCTTACAGAGGTAAGTTCATGGGTCGTTACGATCTGTGGGTCGATCCGATGTACCCAGAAGATGAGATTATGATCGGCTATAAGGGTGATAACGCTATGGATAGTGGTTATGTATATGCTCCATATATCCCACTCCAGTCCATGCCAACAATCACTGATCCTTCGGACTTCCAGCCCAGAAAGGGCATTCTGACTCGCTACGGTAAAGCAGCAGTGGGTCCTTACTACAGATTCTACAGAATCATTCGAGTGGTTGGAGCAGGTGCTAATTACCTGTTTAATCCGTTCGGTAAGGGTGGTGGCTCGTCAGCCTTGAACCAAGCTGATTAATAGTAATCAAGCCTAAACTTTTAGAGGGATCTGAGAATTTTCTCGGGTCCCTCTTATTTTTTAGGTATATAGTTTAGAGGTTAATTATGGCACAAGCAACACCACCTGCGAAAGTACCCCGTCTTGCTACATTTGGTAATACATTAGCATCTCCAATTGGGGCTCATATAGACAAGGGCGTAATACTTACTAGTATTGATAGAGATAAATTAAATACAGGTACTGAGAGTTCTTTAGAAGAGTATACGGATTTTGAACAAACTCTAGCTGATTATGCCCTAGCTCAATTAGGACACCCAGTAGTAAGAATAGAAGTTACTCCTTATCAAATAAGAACATGTATGGATGAAGCAATTACAAGATTGAATTATCATGCTCCGCTATGGACGAAACAGATAGCTGCCTTTGATGCCTCCGCAGGGACAAATATGTATGAACTCCCCCAATACATGTTGGATAACTTAACCTATGTTGTATACAAAAAGACTTTGCTTTCTATACAGTCTCAAGCAGGTACTCTAGAATTTGACTTTTTTATAAAGTATTTTCAGGATAACTTCTTATTTCAAAATTTTGGTGTAGCAGACTTTTATCTTCTGCAACAGAACCTTGAAATGACAAGAAAAATATTAGGTCAAGAAGGTTCCTTTAATGTTGTAGATGGAAGATATTTATTGTTATCCCCCGCACCTGTCACAACTCCACAAACAGTTATTATAGAATACAGAGCAATAAACTCAAATACAATACATCCTGCTTACAGGAATTGGTTGCAGAGGTACACTCTCGCAGCAGTTAAAGGTGTTTTAGGGCAAATTAGAGGGAAGTATGCAATTCTCCCTTCTCCAGGAGGTGGATCTCAGTTAAATGGGGAAGCTTTACTTATGCAAAGTAAAGAAGAAAAACAATTACTGATAGAAGAATTGGTTTCTGAGATCGAAGAGCCACCAGTGTTCACGGCATTCTAATGAATAAGGATAATAGATTTAAAGTTGGGGTAAAAATGCCCCCGCTGCCTACTATAGAGGACTCAACAGAACTAAGTCTGTTTGATCCTCAAAATCCCGATCTAGGTCTCCATAATCTCATTGATGAAGAGCAAATTCGGTTAGCAGGATCTAAAATTTTATATTATAAGTATTTTCAGAGTGATGGAACTATAGATCCTATCTACATGGAGGAGAGGATGAAAACCCTACACTCAGAACCAATAGTAGTATTTGGTCATTATAATCCATCTCCTATTGAAGAGAACCTAACCCAGTTTGGTATAGAATTAAGCAATGATCAGCTATTTACTTTTAATAAGAGTAGTATAGAAACAGTTTTGGGTCGTACTCCAATACCTCACGATGTAGTAAAACCTAAATTTCAAAATGTAAAGTACGAGATTATAGAGGTTCAGGAGGAGAGTTTTGAAATTTATGGAGTTTATCACTTAGTATGCGCTGCCCGAGTTCTTAGAGATTTTTCTGATGTTGTTAAAGAACCTCTCACAAAGAGAACAGAGAATATTTCTGCTATGAATGCCGAAACAGTGGTTCCTAATAGTCCTCTTTCTACTAGAGAAGATCTGAATAATCCATACGGAGATAGATAATGAGGTGGAAGACTAGGGATTGGATTTCC